GTAGGCGCCACCGCTTCTACCGCCTCCGCTGGTGTCGTTCCCAAGATAACCAGCTTGCCATCCACACTAGACTTCGCCAACACCGTGCCTCGCTTATACTCGGCTTCGGTTGCAACCTTCCGGATAGTCCCGGAGTTAACATGCACAGGTGGTGTTATGCCGGCAATCAGCTTGTCATATGCCATCTCGCCGACTTTTCTGTTCAGAGCCATTTACTTATCCTCCTTCTGTTGGATTTTCTTAGCGTCAGCGCGCCCTTGCGCCATACGCTCTTCGGGGGTGAGAAGCTTAGTCTCATCCTCAACAGTGGCCGAAGCAACAACTTTGTCTGCGCCGGATGCCTTGAAGTCCTTGTCAGCATCATCAAGGAATGCCCGCCTCTTATGCGCCTCCTTCTTGGCCGCCTCCCAAGCGAGCTCTTGAGCTGTCATGGGTTTCTCGCCAAACTTCGCCTCCCGAACCAGTTCGTCATCGTAGAGGGCGGCGATCTCATCGATCTCTGCAATCCTCTTCCGTTCCGCTTCAACAGCGGCGTTAACGTCAACACTTTCCTTTGCCACAGCTTCCTTGGCCTGGGCTAGAATTTGCTCAGCGAGCTCAGGATTCTCGGCCCTAAGCTCTTCAAGAGTTTTTGCCATCGTCTTACCTCCTTTTGAGTCACCGGTCATTGCCGGTGTTTTTGTCTCTACCGACTTGGTGTCGGGTTCGACCGTAGGAATGCTCTCTGGTAAATTTGAGAGCGGAGCACTCACGCGAAACGCACGCCCATTCACGTAAAGGGTAGTCAAATCAGCACTCGCTGCGATATCAGGTGCATCACCGTCTAGGAGCTCATCGGCAAACCCCTTGTCTAGTGCTTCTTGACCAGTCATGTATGTTTCATCTGCCATCATGGCCAAGAGCTCATCTTCACCGAGGCCGGTCTTGCGTTTATAAATCGCAGCCTGAGCTTTGTCCACGGCGTCATTACCATCCGCAAGACTGCGCAGCTCGTCCGCACGATAGTAACCCCAAGTGAGCACGTAACACTTATGGATCATTATCAGACTCGAGGGATGGACTTTGACCTTGTCAGCAGCGCACATTATCAGGGAACCGCCAGACATGGCCACACCGTCCACGATAGCGGTTACTTCCGCTTTGAGTTCGCGAAGTCTATTGTGGATGGGTATTGCAGCATAGGCATCACCACCGATACTATTCAGCCGAATCGTGAGGCGCTTTGCGTGTGCCACTTGTTCAAGGTCCTCGAGGAACTCGTTCAGAACGATATAGTTTCCTTCGATGGGTTCATCGGTCCACCAGTTCCTGGGGCGCTCCTGCACAATTTCGCCATACATGACGATCTCGGCTTCGTCTCCATTCACCGTGGCCATAGTGTAATAGTCGCGCTGGATGTTCACCGCAGGCCTTGCCCGTCCGAACACCCCCTTCAGCAAATTCTTACTCATCCTTCGGTTCTCCCCTTTCGTCTGCATTGTCGTTGTCACTCAAGGCGGCCATGTAGTTACCACCGCCAGCATCCTTCAACTTTTGATTCTCCCTTGCAAGCTGCTCGATGTTGTCCTCCCAATCACCACCACCGAGCTCTCTGGTAACCTGTTCGTACGTCTTGAAGCCGCGGTCAACTTGCATAATGGCAGCCTTGGCCTCTTTGGTAGGATCGAGTTGGCCTTGTACCGGGCCAATCCACCGAGCACCGCACCATGCATCTCTGATTATGGGATCTTCAAAGAATCCCGGGGCCTTGATCCTACCTAGAGCAACAGCCTCGGCCAACCACACCTCATAGACAGGCTGACAGAAATCATCCACAAACCACTGTCGGCGCATCTTGAATGCTTCCCAGGCTTCCAGCAGAGCCGCCCGGCTAGCGGAATACGATGAATCAAACTCCTTGATTAACACCTCATAGGGAATCTCGAGGGCCGAACCAACTAAACGGCAGACAGTCTTAGTGAAGCTCTCAAACCCAGTGGTAGGAATGTTCGGATTGCCGAAGACAACTTTCTCTCCTTCCCCCAGGTGGACAACGGTGCCTGGCCCCATCTCATACTCATCATCACTCTCGGACAGGTTGTCGATTCCCTCGCCAGGGAAACCAACTACATCGCCGGCTCCGGTTTCATTGATGGGAATATCCGTCGGATCGGTTTCGGTCTGAATCCAGGCAGTAAAAAATGACTGCACCAATGCAGCCATTAATTCGGCCTCGGTATACCTGCGCAACTGCAAGAGCGGTTCAATAACCTGCGCTAGATATGTAACACCCCTGTATTGCTCAGGGCGTTCACTCTCCATTATCTGCAGGATATTGGGCAGGCCCGTATTCTTTCCATACGCTTCGACGCGAACCCATTCAGTCTTCTTAGTAGTGAGCTCACCCGGGTGCGTATTTCTGATGTGATAAGCCACAATCCGGCCTTGCTTGTCAATCTCAACGCCATCGTAGATTCTGTTTCCGTTCTCAGTGTTCTCCCCGTCTGTAAATCTCGGGGACGGAGAAAAAGTAGCTCCATAATCAGTAGGCGTGCTCACGCGGTCGGCCTCAATCAGATGAATTCGCAGGGAATATGGATTGAAACTAGTTCGCTCATATCGTTTGAAAAGGGCAAACACATCGCCGCTCATAAGCCACGCTTTCAGGGCCAGCTGCTGAAGGCCCTCGAAGTTGTTCACACCTGTTGCATCACAGTTCTGTTTTTTACTGGCCCACATTCTGAACTCGGCCTCAGCTCTCTGCTGCCACTCCTTGGCTGCCTCGGGACTGAGCCCAAGAATCTCACGGTTTATCGATGCTTTGAGAGTTAGGCCAGTGCCGATTACCTTCGTTCTGTTTGTGTTTATGGCTGAGGTGGCGACTGGAGCTGCCATGTACAGCATCCGGCCCCGTTGCCGCAGTGTATAGTTGTTCCAGTCAATATCCTCTCGCGGCGAACCGCTTCGAGGAATGAAACTCTTCAAGGAGCGCCTTGTGGTGCTTGCCCCGGCTTCGCTATAGCCTTTGACTTGTGGGCCGCCACGTGTACGTACGGTCCTGCTCAACTTATCGCCTCCAATCTCTGCAAAATAGACGGATCATGCGGTAGCGAAAGGAGTAAACTCCACCGCACGACCCGTGGTAAAGTCCTTGCGGACGAATACCCTACCAGTTACGTGGCACCACGCCAAATGCTTTCCTGGGCCTACGGCCCGTCAGCAGTGCCGTCAATTCATCAACCTTGCGCTCTGCTTGCTGAATCTCTCGCAATAAAGACGGGAGATCGAAACGGGTGAGGGAGCGGTTGTCGATGGTGTAGCTTTGCACTCCTCCATCCACCAGAGCTATATAAGCAGCCCTCAGCTTTTGCAAAGCAGCTTGCCAGAACTCAAGGCGAATCCGAATTTCTTCTTTGGTAGGCATCAATCTCACCGCCTTTACCAATCATCGTAATATCTGTTCAGTGTCGAACTGCCTTTCCTGCGCTGTCTAGTGCGCTTGACAGGCTGCCGAGTTAGAGTCGTTTCCACCGCTCCCTGTTCCCTCGCTTTCTTGGCCTCTATAAGGCGTCTTTCTATGGCATCCAGATCGAGTGGCAGCGCCTTGAATGCTGCAAGAGCATAGTTTCGGCAGTCCAACGCCTCATTTCGTTCATGGCCAGGTATCTTCTCCCACACCCACGGATTCTTCCTTTCAGGCCTGTAAACAAGTCTCTCAGACAGAAGGCTCCTGAAATAGGCTGGCCCATAATCGTCTCGCCTGGGAAAGTGGCAGTACCTGGAACCTGGGGTTTGAACCCGAAGATTATCCATGATGATTTGCTTACCAGCGTCAACACCGATTACGTACTGCCAACAAGTACCCACGGACCTGCCTTTGATTATGATTTTCTGCTTCTTGGGCGGAGACGTATAAGGGATACCATCTCCACCGCGGCCCTTGATGGCGAACACTTTCTTGTTTAGACGTTCTCGGCACTGGTATCGTACCTCTTGGGTGAAGTGGCCACCCTCGTCCACGAATGTCATGGATATCTTAAGGCCGACTCCGCTTTCGAAGTAGTAAACTTTGTCTATGATATCATCCAGCTGCGCCCACACATCGGGGTCGTCTGGCCTGCCCATGATTACCCCTTTGCGGATTCCCCAGGTTTCACCGAAGTGGCCATGCCCAACCACCTCGAACTCCAAGCGGTCATCCTGGGTATCCACGCCACAGGTCAAGACGAGCACGCCTTCAGGCAATTCTGCCTCGTACTCCTCGCGTCTGGCCATGACGGACTCTTCGTCCTCGAGACCGCTGCGGTCTTCCCACAGCTCACCGAAGCGAGTGTTGTAGACAACCTGGAGCTTTCTGGAGTTCCCGATAGCATTCAGATACTCCAATATCGTTGACTCCCAGGTTGCCCAGGGGCTTACGAAAGCATTTAGCCAGAAGGAACGACATCCTTGTTCGTATGCTTCCGGATGTTCAGCGATCCACTTGGCCGGCTGGGCCTTAACCTCGGCCTCCGTGGACAAACCCCCACATGCGCCGCAGGCATAGTAGATGTTACTTACGGTGTATGTCTTTTTCCCCGCCACAATCTTTTCTTCGTAATCATAGCGGATGTTTTCAAACGTGATGTTGCGGTACTCCCCACACTGGGGACACGCAACACACCATCGCTCCATGGTCCCGGCAGCGAATGAGGATTCAATCGCGCTTGCGTTTTTGATGGTGGGAGTAGATACTTCCACAGCCTTTGCATTGTAGAAGGTAATCTGCCTCGCTCTGGCCAGCTCCCAGGGATCACCTTCACTGCCGGCCGATAGTGCCCAGCGGTCTCTCTCGTCACCGAGAATGTACCGTATAGGCTTAGAGGCCAAGGCGTGTGCTTCAGTAGATCCGCACAATGTGAGGATTCCTCCTGGATACGCCTTCTGTAGAATGGTGTTGCCACTATCCCGGCTTTTGGGGCTGGCAACCTTTCTTCTTAGCGTAGGGCAGTCCCTTATCATTGGAGCTATGCGGAGCTTCGAGTATTCCTTTGCGTCAATAGTCGTGGGATGAATAAAAAGAATCGAGCCCGG